GATATTATGGGGAGGAGTTGGTACTGGCAAATCACTTACTGTTTTAGCATACTACGTTAAGCGAGAATCACCAAAAGATATTTACGTTATCACCACCGCAAAAAAGAGAGATAGTCTTGAGTGGGAAGGTGAAGCAGCTAAGTATGGTATTGGTACCGAAGCCGATGCGACGTTACACGGACGAATCATAATTGACTCGTGGAACAACATCTCGAAACACACAGAGATTGAGGACGCGTTCTTTATATTTGACGAACAAAGGCTCGTTGGTAGTGGGGCTTGGGTTAAGTCGTTCCAAAAGATAGCCAAAAAAAACAACTGGATTTTGCTAAGTGCTACTCCAGGTGATACTTGGTTGGATTATGTTCCTGTCTTTATTGCTAACGGCTTTTATAAGAACGCAACAGAATTCAAACGCGAACACGTAGTTTATGCCCCCTTCTCTAAATACCCAAAGATAGTTCGATATCTATCCACGGCTGTTCTGGAGAAATACCGAAACATTATCCTTGTAGAGATGCCCTATCTCAAACACACCGAGAGATTCGTACAGGACGTTTATGTGTCCTACGATAATGATAATTACAATCGTGTGATCAAAGATAGATGGAACGTTTATGAGGATAGACCACTTAAAGATGTGGCTGAGATGTTCTTGGTTATGCGTAAGGTTGTCAATAGCGACCCATCACGTATAGAGACTTTGTTGGAATTGTTAGATCAACACGACAAGATCATTGTCTTCTACAACTATAACTATGAGCTCGACATGCTACGAGGTTTGTCGGACTTTGTGGAGGTTGCCGAATGGAACGGGCATCGTAAACAACCAATTCCAAACACAGATAAGTGGTTATATCTTGTCCAGTATGTTGCTGGAGCGGAAGGATGGAACTGTGTTGAGACGGACGCAATGGTATTCTTTTCGATGACATATTCGTATAAAAACTTTGAGCAAGCTCAGGGTAGAATTGATAGATTGAACACACCATTCAGTAAGTTGTACTACTATATTCTGATGTCAAATGCGACAATCGATCGAGCAATTCGTGAAGCTTTGAAGGGTAAAAAGCTCTTTAATGAGCGAGTTTGGGCTGCCGAAGAGCTCGATTTCGGTATTGATTTGGAGAACGGATTATACGGAATTTAGGTCATTTTTGCTTGTCAAATCCTGACGACTTTTTGAAAAACTTTTTTGAGGTGTTCAAGAGTTTGAAAATTAGTCGATTTCGGGTGTCTTACTTGGTGTAGTAAGTGGGGTGATTTTAGGTGAAAATGATGAAAAATTTGGGGAAATTTGGGCGACTTTTAAGAGTCTACGGACGTGTTGAAAAAAAGTTTTAGGATTTGACAAGGTGTTTAGACGTATATTTGGTCTTTTTGGGTGTTTTGTGTATTACTAAAAATAGCCATTGACCTGGAGTTTTGTGATTTCAAAAATAGGTATAACCATTTTTGGAGGGCCTCGTCAAATCCTTGAAAAAACGACCCAAAAACTCTTAAATATTTCTATGGTTATACCTATTTTACCTATACTCTCTACGCGTGTCTCTAAGTATATATACTTTATAGGTATAATGTCCGAAATATTTAAAAGTTTTTTGACCCTTTTTTTCAGGATTTGACGAGGCCCTCCAAAAATGGTTATACCTATTTTTTGCCACAAAAGAAGGACGAGTATGGAAGAGCGATGGGCTTTGATAGAAGAGTTCCCAAATTATATCGTAAGTAACTACGGTGATGTGGTGAACGAAGGTACAGGAAGACAACTTAGACCAAGCCTTACGAAGCAGGGTGCAGTGAAAGTTGGACTTGTCAAAGGAGGAATTCAACATGCGAGATCGGTGAAGGTGTTGGTTGCTAATTATTTCGTCGAGGGCGAGAATGATATTTTTAATACCCCCATTCAATTAGACAACGATCCGTTCAACAACAGAGCGGATAATCTTATTTGGAGGCCAAGGTCGTTTGCTTTACGGTATGCAAGACAGTTTACAAATTGTGAAAGATTTAAGTTGGGCTTTACAGCACCGTTTGAAGACATTGAAACAGGAGAGAGATATGAATCCATTTACGAGGCTGGCGTTAAACTTGGCTTATTATTTCGACAGATTGAAATTTGTCTATACCGAGGCGAACCGTGCTTCCCAGACTGGAAGACCTTTGAGTGGACGAAATAGGTATAACATCGAAGAATAGGTATAACCTCAAAAAATAGGTATAATATAGTGTAAAAAACAACGGTTATAATAGAAGAGATAGAGTATCTGAGTTCAATTCTTATAATTTTTGGAGGTGCGATGAAAGAAAACACCTATCAAGGTAAACTGATCAAGAAACTTAAAGCTATGTTCCCTGGGTGTATAGTTCAGAAGAACGACCCAAACTACATACAAGGGTTTCCTGATTTAACGATACTCTTTCGAGATCGATGGGCGTCCTTAGAAGTTAAAGCGGAAGAGGATGCTCCAGAACAACCAAATCAACGACACTATGTCGAGCGTTTAGACTCTATGTCTTTCGCTGCTTTCATTCATCCCGGAAATGAAGCGGAGGTTCTGCGTGAACTTCAACGAGCATTCGGCGTTAGCCGGTAAACATGCTTTCTTGAGTCCAAGTAGTTATCATTGGATAAATTACAACGATCAAAAACTAGAAGCAAGATGGTATTCATCGGTTGCTGCAGCTAGAGGAACTGCTTTGCATGAGTATGCACAAAAAGCAATTCTCTTAGGAATTAAACAAGCTAAAACAAAAACGACAATAAATCAGTACATCAATGATGCTATTGGTTATAAGATGTCTGTTGAACAAACGCTGTTTTATTCTTATAACTGTTTTGGACATGCCGACACAATTTCTTTTCGTAGTAACTTTTTAAGAATTCATGATCTGAAGACCGGTATTACAGCCACGTCTCATCATCAATTAGAAGTTTACGCTGCTCTGTTTTGTTTAGAGTATGAAATCAGTCCTTTTGAAATCGACATAGAACTTCGAATCTATCAAAACGATGAGATTCGAGTCTTTATTCCTGAACCCGAAACGATTGTTCGAATCATGGATAAGATTGTTATCTTTGATAAGCAGATTGAGATACTGAAAGAAGGTGGGTTCTGATGTTTATTAAGGAAGAAGATTATCTTGCCCACTATGGTATTCTTCGCCGTAGCGGAAGATATCCTTGGGGATCAGGTGGTCCCGAGAACGTTTCTACAAATGTAAACAAGCGTAACAAACAGTTTTTAGATTACGTTGATGAACTAAAAGAAGAAGGGCTTAGCGAAGTCGATATTGCTAAAGGTATGGGTATTTCTACAACAACACTTCGTGCGGCCAAGTCGATTGCGAAGAATGAAAATAGACAAGCCCAAATTTCTCAGATTAAGTCCATGCAAGACAAAGGTATGTCTAATGTCGCAATTGGACAAAGATTAGGAATTAACGAATCTTCTGTTCGTGCTTTAAGCGCAGCTGGCGAAAAAGAACAAAACGATATTCTTAGAACTACAGCAGACATGCTTAAGGCTCAAGTTTCTGAAAAAGGCTACATTGACGTTGGTGCGGGTGTTGAAAACCATATTGGTATCAGCGATACAAAACTTAAAACCGCTGTTGCTATTCTCCAAGAAGAAGGCTATAAACTTCACTATGTGAAAGTTCAACAGCTCGGAACCGGTCAAAATACCACAATGAAGGTCCTTTCTGGGCCTGATGTTCCGTACTCCGAAGTTTATCGTAATCGTGACGATATTAAACAGATTACAAACTTTACGGAAGATAGTGGTCGAACATATCTTGGTATTCAACCACCCATGAGTGTTGATAGTAAAAGAGTCTCTGTTAACTATAAAGAAGACGGCGGCGATCAAGCAGATGGCGTTATTTATGTTCGTCCTGGCGTAAGCGATGTTTCTTTAGGAAAAGCGCAGTATGCTCAAGTCAGAGTTTTAGTTGATGACACACATTACCTAAAAGGTATGGCTATGTATAAAGATGATCTTCCACCCGGTGTCGATCTTGTCTTTAATACAAATAAATCAAATACTGGAAATAAACTTGATGCACTAAAGAACGTTAGTGATGATCCAGATAACCCGTTCGGTGCCGTCGTTCGTCAACTAATTACAAAAGACGAAAACGGAAAAGATAAAGTTGTTTCGGCAATGAACTTGGTTAACGAAGAAGGCGATTGGTCTAAATGGTCAAAAAGTCTTTCGTCTCAAGTTCTATCAAAGCAGAGCCCAAGTCTAGCAAAAGAACAATTAGATAAAAAGTTTCAATCTCGTCAGACGGAATATGATGAGATTATGGCGCTTACTAACCCTACGGTTAAAAGAAAACTGTTAGAATCTTTTGCTGATGAAACAGATTCGGCCGCAGTACATCTCAAAGCCGCTGCTCTTCCAAGACAAGCTTCACACGTTATTCTTCCAATTAGTTCTATGCCACCCGGTCAAGTCTATGCGCCAAACTATAAAGATGGTGAAAGAGTTGTTTTAATTCGTCACCCTCACGGTGGACGATTTGAAATTCCAGAACTTATTGTAAACAATAATCATCCTGAAGCTAAAAGACTCCTTGGTCAAGCAAAAGATGCTGTCGGTATACATCATTCTGTAGCAGAAAGACTTTCTGGCGCCGACTTTGATGGCGATACCGTTCTTGTAATTCCAAACAATAACAACAAGATTAAGATCCTTCCGGCACTTGAAGGTTTGAAGAGCTTTGATCCTCGAGCGTCATACCCAGCATATGAGGGCATGAACCGAATGTCTCCAAGAACTAAACAACTCCAAATGGGTGATGTTTCGAACTTGATTACAGACATGACAATCAAAGGCGCGTCAACTTCTGAAATTGCTAGAGCTGTTCGACATTCTATGGTTGTTATTGATGCGGAAAAACATAATCTTAACTGGAAGCTTTCTGCAGAAAAGAACGGTATTGCTCAACTAAAAGAGAAGTATCAAGAAAGTTCTAGAGCAGGCGCGTCCACATTAATTTCAAGAGCTACTTCTGAAACCAGAGTCCCGTCAAGAAAACCCAGGTCTGCTGCAAAAGGCGGCCCTATTGATAAAGAGACTGGTAAAAAAGTTTATGAAGACACCGGCGAGTCCTATATAAACAAGAATGGAAAACTTATCTTTAAAGAAGATAAAATTTCTAAACTTGCCGCCACTGATGATGCAAACACCCTAGTCTCTGAAGGGCGTACGAGAATCGAACAGATCTATGCGGATCATTCGAATAAACTTAAGGGTCTTGCTAATGAAGCTCGTCTTAACTTAGTTAATACCCCACGTCTTTCGTACTCCCCATCAGCAAAGAAAGTGTATGCCGCTCAGGTTGATTCATTAAATGCTCAATTGAACGTGGCCCTTAGAAACGCACCCCTCGAGCGCCAAGCCCAGCTCATTGCAAACAAGATAGTTAAAATGAAACGCGATGCCAATCCAGACATGGAAGAAGCACAGATAAAGAAAATTAAGGGCCAGGCTCTAACAGAAGCCCGTGCTCGAGTGGGCGCCAAGAAAGTAAAGATTGTCTTCACAGATCAAGAATGGGAAGCTATTCAAGCCGGCGCTATCTCAGATAGTCGTCTGAATGACATCCTTGCTAATGCTGACCTAGACCGTGTTCGTGAACTTGCAACACCAAGAACAGTGAAACTAATGACACCACAGATGACACAAAGAGCACAAGCGTTGCTTAACTCTGGTGCCACTAGGGCTGAAGTAGCAGCTGCACTTGGTGTGTCGGTCACTACACTTGATACAACAACTAATGTTGAAGAGTGAGGTGACTGGACTAATGGCAACCGAATCAATGGTAACAACTGAAGACAATCCATACGATCCATTCACTGAGTTCGATGCGTGGTATACATTTGATACAACAGCTGGCTACCATACTTCTGCCTACCTGGCACGTGTTGTGGTAACTTCAAATGAATTATCAGAAGTTGATCAATACTTAGCAATTGAACAAGCGATTGATGAAATTATAGAAATAAATTTACTTGGTATTTATAAAAAAGTTTCACGTGAAGTCAGTGATACACAAGAGACTTAAATACTTCGGAGATTATGTTTGGTGCCGACGGGGGGGAGGGGGTCGCAAACTCCACCCCCCCTCAGCAT